TTCCGAACCCGCTGAGAGCCTGGTACAACTCGAGCGAGGCTGGCGGGTTGGGTGCATGTACCAGCACCCAACTGGTACCCGAACCGCTTACCACTTCCCCATCGGCAAAGTTGAAGCTCACGCCGAGGGCCGAGATGGTATGCCCTCCAGCACCAGCGTCTGTGACGGTAATACCTGCCCCGGCCAGCAACCTCTGCGCCGGGGTCATGTCGCTGTTGATAGAGATCAGTCCCGACCCGCCCCCTCCGGTACCGCCGCCACTTCCTCCGCTGCCGCCGGCAATGCCATAGCCGACAACCATGGCGCCGTACTGGCTCGAGGCAATGCCCATGGGATCATCAGGAAAGGCCTGCATGTCGCCGCCAATATCCTCGGCCAGTGCCATTTCCATGATCGCGTTGTTGTACAGGGTGAACTGGGCGGCCATGCGGGGATCGTCGGCGAGCTTGTAATACCAGTAGCTCAGACCCTCGATAGCGACTTCCACGTAGCGATCATCGAACCAGAGCGGCTGAGTGGTGCTGGTGATCCTGGTAGGACCGATCTGGTAGGTGCCACGCAACTCCCAGGTCTCGCCCTGCTGCAATCGCACCGCGCATGAGAGGCGCAGCTTGCCCGCATCCGCCTGCATGGCCACGCTGGTCACTCCATAAGGCGAATGCGCAAAGGAATCAGAGGTAAGCGAGTCCCTCACGACAATGGTCACGTCGTCATTGGGATTGGTCGAGGTACAGTGCAGGGAAGCATCCAGCAGGCGATAGATGTTGAAGGGCGGATCATAATCCTGCTGACCATCGATGAGCGGGATCTGGCCGTCGGCAATCGATGTCAGCAGGCTCTTCCACGGCAGCTTGTTGGCAATGCGAGCCGATACCATGTCGCAGTGCATGGCATCCAGTCCCTGCGTAGGTATGCTCTTCACCTGTTTGCGGCAGAGATCGATGCACTTGTCCCACGTATACGTGAATGCCATTTGACTCAGCCTTTAGGCGGCCACTCTACTTTCTTTCCGGCACGCATTAGCAGCTTGATCCGGTCGGGCGGGGCGCCCGTTGCCGGAAACTTCTTCTCCCAGTCCAGTAGGTGGGCCAGAGTCAGGCCGCGGTACTCCAGCAGGTTGACGCCCTGGCGCAACTGATCTGCTGTAGTCGCCCACTTCACGTCAAGACCGCAAATCTGGCACAGGGCAACGGTATCGCCGTTGCCGGTGTTCTGGCCAACAAAGGTATGGTAGCGATCGTTACGGTGGTTGCAATTGGCCTGTATCGCCATGCGGTTCTTTAGTTCCTGCTCGGCGGCCATCTGCGCCTGGCGGGCGAACTCCTTCTTGCGCTCCAGTTCCGCCGCCTTCTTTTCCTTCTCTTCGTCCGAGGGCTCCTTTATCGCCCGGATTACTCTCTCCATCAGTTCCGCTACATCCGCCGCGCTCATTCCCTGCAGCTGGGGCGGCAGGGGGATGCTCTTGTTGGGGGTTTCGGGCATAAATACTCTCCGTCGTATTAATTGCTGGTTCGTAAGGCATCAGACTCTCGCCTGCCAGTTGCGTGACTGCATTGAGGGCAGGCCGAACAGGCGTGTAGCTCCGGCCTCGCTGATCAGGCGTTCTTCTATAAGGCGCACCAAGATGGTGCGCCAGCCACGCGTTTCAGGGTTATGCTCATCGATCTTTACCCTCGTCTTCTTCAGGCCGGTACCTTCCGGCGTGGCTAGGGTAGTGGCGTCATAATACTCTTCCTCGATAAAGTGGAGGATTGAGTACTCCGGCATCAAGCCCTCTTCCATGGCGCAGAGATAGTGCAGGGTTTCGCCCAGGACAGGATCATTGATCCACTTCTTGATGCAAACCCGGCCCGGATAAGTCGAAGGCTCAAAGATGAGAGCAGGATTCAGCAAGAGCAGGCGCTGCCGGACTTGCGCCCCGGTTAACGGCCGGCCGACGCCCGCCTCAATGACATTGCGCGGGCGGTCACCATCATCGAGGACATAGGACTGCTCGCGTTTCTCCTGCTCTCTCTGGGCGTCCCGCTGGAACTGCGTGGCATAGCCACGCCGCTCTTCGCGGGCACGCTCAACCGGGGTCAGCGCGGGAGACGCCGACGATGCCTTTGCCACCCCGGCGTCTCTATCCACGCTCTGCGGCAGACTGGGATCAGCCATCAGACTCTAAGAAAAGGGAATCGCTATCACTAGATGGAGGAGATTTTTTCTTATGTCCCCATCCCCAATCACGCGATCCAGCAGGCTTTTTTGGTTTCCTAAGTTCTTGGAAATTTAACCTAGGATTTCTTCCCGTTTGATTTAATTTACGGACTTCCTCCAACAGCGCATTTCTTTTAGCCACTACTTCTGGAGGAGTTCTGTAATTTGCGGGACCATTCGGTGCCCGTGTTTCAAGGAATTCAAGTACTATGTCGCACTGCCTAGTCTTTATCCTGAGATACGGGCGTATACTTTGCAGGAAGGGCTTGATGGAGGCAGACATTGGATGGTAACTCCAAATTTGCCTCCAATTTTTGCCCTCTCTGGATTTTGGCCTTGAGTGTGTCCTGACTGTTCCACCGAAATACCCGTGAATCCAATCAAGTACAGGCTTGTCAGCATTGACGATGCCGCAGGTAAAGCTCACCACACATCCGTTGTCATGTAGTGACAACTAACCGTCAGCGTCAAGTAATCCGGCAATGTAGCCGAGTTCCGATTCCTTTAAGGGTTCCATTCCCCCATCATAACATTCAGGTAGCTACCCAAATTATATGATGGATGAATCTGCTTTGATCACCGCGTACCTGTATGCAGTGGCGTCGTTCAATGACACTGCCGCATACACGAAGCGATAGGACACGTACGACCCGATCATGCCTTGGGGATCGGCGGTGTTCGGCCCGCCGGCAACCACGTTCAGCTTGAACGTCTGCTTGTCGGGGTCCTGAACGTCCGTCGGTCCCTGGCCTGAGAGCGCCAGTGCGCCGAAGGCCTGGTCCCCGACGATGTAGTTGTAATACTTAGTTCCCGGGGCAGCCACACCATCGTTACCTACATTGGTAGTAGCAACGATGCGGCAATCACCCGCCTTGCCGATCTCGCCGGTAAACGCCAAGCCATTGCCCATGGTTCCATCTAGTGCTGCAGGCGCCGAGGTATATTTCACCGCGTCCAAAAAGCCGCCAGCAGTGTTGTCACTGATTATGTCGTACACATTCCACGGACTGGTGATCCAGATAAAGTCGCCGCCATTGATGCCTTGCACGTTGATACCTTCAAGCAATTTGGCCTGCTTGCGGATATCATTGAGCGCCATGTTGGTTCCGATCGTAGCCCCGATGGCTGCACCGGCACCTTCAATAGCAAGGCGGTTAATCGTGTCCACCGACAACGCAGCGCGATAGCTCATCTCCTTCGAGGCCATGGTGATCATGTCGTTGATCGCCGTCTCCTGCAAAAGAGCCGAGGTCGAGGTGAAATCAGAATACTCTGCGACCGTGCCGGTATAGATGTTGGTTGCCAGGCCCACGCCCGCGCCTACCGCGCCTTCCGTAGCCGGCGTAGTCAAAGCAGCAAGCGGGACAGGGCGAAACCATTGTGCGGTTTTGCCCGACCGGGAAGGAAGGTCGTCAGGCATCATGGCCTGGGCAAAGAACAACTTCGCACGCAAAGCACGCAGCGCGACCTTCTTGTAGTACACGGTCGCCAAATGCTTCAGCGTCGAGGTATTGGTAGTGAGGTTTAGTGCCGGTGCATACGCCATTTGAGCGAATCTCCTCTCTCTCTGAAATAGCTAACGGTCGCTGAAGGGACCACTCGAGGTTCGCTCTCGCGGAGCTGTCTAGCGCATCGATTCGATAAACGCCCGGATTTGTTCGGGCGTACTACGGTTGACTTCCTGCTGCTGCATATCGCCGCTTGTGCCCGACATGTTCAATGTGGGCATGGGATTGGATTGCGGCAATTGCGGCGGGGGTGCGGGAGGTGGTTCAACATTGTCCAACTGGTAGAGGCCGCGCTTGAGGGCCACGGCGTGCGCCATTTCCAGCTTTTCCTTGGTCATGTTGTAATCGTTGGGGAAATACTCGTCCCAGATCTTCTCGATAGCTTCGGCAGCGACCTCAAACTTCTGTGGGTCCTTGTCGTAGCTGGGGAAGTCAGACGATGCCATCCAGTCGCGGGCCGTAACTCCCGGCTCGACCCGTTCGGTAAACTGGGCAGCCCGCTGTACCATCTGGGCAAACTGGTCGAGAGTTACTCCGAAACGCTGTTGCAGGCCATAATCGAACAAGGCCATGTTGGCGCTGTAAGGGTCCTGCGCCCAACCTTCAAAATAGCGTTGCGCGTTGAACTGTTGTTGCTGCAGTTGTTGCTGTTGCTGCAACTGTTGCTGGTATTGCTGCCATTGCTGAATGTAGGGAGCCTGCTGTTGCAGCTGTTCCCTGATCGCTTTCAGTTCGTCTTCCTGCTCCTTGATCTTGGTAGAGCCGTGTTCGACGGACTTCTGCATCTTCTCAATGACTTCCTGCTGGGTACGGCCACGAAAAACCGCACCCGTGGAAGTCTCATAGACATACTCGCGTTGCAGATGGGATGGTTCACCTCCAACCTGCTCAGCGGCTATTTGATCAGCTATCTGCTGCGGGGTAAGCTCCGCGACGTTCGGTTGCGGAAGCTGTTCCGGGGTTGCCATGGGTACTGCTCCTTGGATTTCTCTTGCGGTTCATACAAACCGCGACGGAGGGCCTCGCGATGAACGCGGTTTAGCTTGTAGCGACTAACGGTATATGCGTGCGGATAAAGCTCATCCCAGACACGTTGAAAGGCATCAGCGGCCTTGTCCAGTCGGCGTTTCGGAGTGGTGGGAAAAGTCGAACTCCTAATCCATCCATAAGCTATGACCAGATTCACAAGATCATCATCAATGCCAAAATCACGGGCTATCTGTTTCCTCGTTATTGCCATCTGCCTGTCCTCCCTGCACCGCATCGAGCCAGTTCGTAGCAGCATTAACATTTTCCAGCAATAGCCTACGGCAAGCGCGCAATGCGTGCCACTTCAGGCAGTAGGTGATGATCTCCTCGCGATCGGGATGCGGCTCATCGTCAATGTAGGCAGCCAGGTCATCCAGAGCCTTCTCAACCTTCTCGTCCAGTTCTCCGATCAAATACTTCCAATAATCGGTCGAGGACATGAGCCGCGCTGATTCCCCAAACGCGATATTCTTCTGGGCTGCAATCCGCTCGTCCTCACTCAGTTGGTACGCTGCCGTTACCATTCGCCGGAGCTACCTCCTCAGGAGTCTTCATATCGGCCATGGCCGACATCATCTGGTGAGCAGTGTGCGGAGTCATGATCTTGCCGGCCAGGGAAGTAAGCATCTTGCTCTCGTTGGTCGCATCGATGTCGCCCGAACGTGCTTCCAGCCGCTTCTGCTGTTGCTGGGCCTCAAGCAGTTGCGGTGCAATCTTGGACATCAGCATCTGGTTCTGCTCTTCCGGCGTCGCCTGGCGGAACCACGCGTTATAGGACAAACGGAAAGCGTCGGCAATGTCCTGGGTAATGGCCCGCATATCGGGCACCAGGCCCTGTTGCTGGCCCAGCAGGCCGACGAACTGCGGGTTAAGCAGGGTCTGGGAGATCAGCGGCAATCCCTGGAGCAGAGCTGCGCGGGACTTCATCTTCTGCCCGCTGCGCACTACGAACTTTACCGAGGCATTCTTGACATCGGTGGTGTTGATCTGGATGGCCTGGGCCTCAGGACCCAGGATAGTCATCACCTGTTCGGCGCTCAAATACAGCTGGTTGAAGCGCAGGACCATATTCAACAAAGGCTCGATGAGGCAGGAATCGAGATTGTCCACGATATATTGGATTCTCGCGCCCGATGCTTGCGATTGCGTCTGGATGCCCGTTGCCGTCCGGTTGGCTGAGTTCCCGGCGGCAGACGGAGTTCCCAACACCGCCAAATCCGTGACGCCGGTGTGCTTTTGCGCGCGCCGGTCGCTGGCCTCGACTTCTATGAAAGCGTTGTTGGTCACCCCGGGAAACTCGATCTTGATCAGGTCTTCTTTCGGATTCTCGAGTTCAATGACTTTGCCCGGGGTCATGCGCAGGGAACCTTGCATGATGCTCGTTCCCCTCTTTTTCGCAAATGGCGGATGCAGGATCAGGGCAAGCTCGTCCACGCGCGCGTTGATGATTCCCTGCTGCAGCCGCTGCTCGCCTTCCACCACGTCAGGCACTGACATCGCGTAAGCCCGGTTGGGTACGTCCACGTAGTAGACGCCGAGGAACGGGATGAACCCGACAGGATTGGACTCGTTCATGGCTACCCACTCGCGGTTGAACAGCCAGATGCAACGGTCCTTGTTGTAATACCTGATCACCTCCACTCGCTTGGCATCCGGGTTCTCGACCCAGTCAACCGACGCGGGCGACATGATGTTCCTGTACGTATCCGGGGTGCCCTTGAGGTTCTCGGTATAGGTGCCGGTACGGCCCTTGGCCATCTGGGTCAGGCGGACATCGTCGGGGATCAGGTACTGGGGGCGCACCTGTCCGGTGGTACGGTCGCGCACCATTTCCCCGCGCAGCTGTTTCAACTGCCCCACCGGCACCAGGTCACGGGTAGCAAAGAACCGCGCCATCTGGAAGTTAGGCGAGGACAGGTTCGGGTCCCAGTAGCAGTCGCGGATGTCGCGGTGCCGCAGCGCGGGATAGTTCTGCTGATCACGGGTAGTTTTCTCGATCAGTATGCGATGCCGCATACCGGTATCGAAGCGCTGCGGCATTCCGGTAAAAGGGTCGGGAACGACCTTGGTGATGGGTTGAAACTGGGTTTCCACGGTCTTGCGCAGCACGTTGCGGTAAGTCCAGCTCAACTCCAGAATGCCATTCCCATACACCAACCCCTGTTTAATCGCTTTGCGGACCTCTTCCC